CTGACCGGGCTAGGTGCCACGAATAATCAGGCGTTCCTTGAAGCCCTGGCCGAGACCTCGAACCCGACCAAGATTTTCGCCGCGCTCGCGGACGACAGCGATGAAGTGATGGCGCTGCTCCGCAAATCACCGGCCGCGATGGCCGCGCACCTGGGAAGGCTTGACGCCAAAATGGAAACCACCGCCGCACCTCGCGCCAGTTCCGCGCCGAAGCCGCCCGCGCCGTTGCGGACGCCCGCGGTGCAGCCTGAGCCGGACCTCTACGATGAGAAACTGAGCATGAAGGAGTGGGCCGCGCTGTGGGATAAGCAGGCGCCTCGGTCTCTCGGTGGCCGTCGTTAACTCGTAACCCCTGACCCGCGCTCGCCGGACAGCGAGCCAGATCGGGACTGTAACCCTGACGACGTGCCTAGGCTCGCGGCGTGATGACTATAAGACCGATTTTCCGCCACGGCTGTATTTGGACCGCGTAAGTCAAGAACCTTAAATGGTGAGACAAGCGGCCATATCCGAAATACAGTTGAAGGAATATCGCTGTGGCCGATAAGTTGCTCACAATCGACATGATTACCAGAATCGCCGTAAGGCTTTGGAAAAACACGAATGCGTTCATGAGGAACATCAACACGCAGTACGATGACCAATACGCGCGTACCGGCGCCAAGATCGGCACCGCGCTGCGCATTCGCCTACCGGTCGATTACACGGTTGGCACCGGGCAGTCCGTGTCGTTCCAGGATACCGTCGAGAACTTCACCACGCTGACGATGGCGACGCAGAACAACGTCGGCATGTCGTTTCCGCAGATCGAACTCACGTTGCAGGTCGATGACTTCGCCGAGCGTTACATCGCGCCGGCCGTCAACAACCTCGCCGGCAAGGTCGCCGTGGGGATCATGGCGGGCGCCGAGGGCGGCGTGTGCAACTATGTGGACAACCAGGCGGCTGGCGCCATCATCAGCCCGTCGATCACTACGATCCTGACCGCGAATGCCATCCTGGACACGCAGTCGGCGCCGATGATGAACCACCGCCTCGTGGTCAATCCGTTCACCGACAGCCGCATCGCCGGGGCGCTGTCCGGGCTGTTCAATCCATCGACGGAGATCAGTGAGCAATACCGCAGCGGCAACGTCAAGAACGCGCTCGGCTTCGATTGGCTCAAGGACCAGACGGTGTTGATGCACACCGCCGGGACGTTCACCGCGGGCACCGTCAACGGCGGCAGCCAGACTGGCACCACGATCACGACGAACGCGATCACCGGGACGCTCAAGAAAGGCGATATCATCACATTTGCGCTGGTCAACGGCGTGAACCGGATCGAGAAGCAGTCATACGGGCAACTGCGCCAGTTCGTCGTGCTCGCGGACGTGGCGACCGCCGGAACATCGATCAGCATCTATCCCCCGCTGATCCCGTCGAGCGGCGGCAACGACGTGCAGTATCAGACGGTGGACGTGTCGCCCGCGAACACGGCGGCGATTACGTTGGTGTCGCCGGCGAGTGCGGTTTACCGGAAGAACTTAGCCTTCGTTCCGGATGCGATAACAATGGCGACGGCCGATTTGGAAATCCCGCCGAACGTGGAAAGCGCACGGCACGAACTGGATGGCGTGTCGATGCTGATGGTTCGGCAGTATATCATCGGGACCGGTGTAACCGGAACTCGCCTCGACGTAGTTTGGGGTGTATTGTTCGTTAGGCCCGAATGGATGGTAGTAATACCAGACATTGTCTAGGCCATACGCTTGACTAGTCCCTATATCTCCCATATTCTCCTGCCGTGTCAAGGAGAAAATGGGAATGATCGATCTTACCGGGCAGAAATTCGGAAGGTGGCTCGTAAGGAGCAGGGACGAAACAACATCTCGACCCACGGTGTGGTATTGCGTTTGCGAGTGCGGAACAGAGAGGCGCGTCATAGGTCGGTCATTGCGAAATGGTCGATCCAAGAGTTGCGGATGTTGGCTCTCGGAAGAGAATGTGAGGCGCTTCACCACGCATGGGATGCACAAGCATCCGGCCTATCTTTCGTGGCGTGCGATGCTGTGCAGGTGCAATCTGCCGACCGATCCTGGCTATCCGGAATATGGCGGCAGAGGCATCACGGTTTGCGAACAATGGAAGGACTACACGCAATTCTGGCACGACATGGGACCGACCTGGGAGAAGGGATTGTCCATTGATCGAATGGAAGTCAACGGCAATTACGAGCCGAACAACTGCCGCTGGGCGACGGCCAAGCAGCAGGCGAACAATCGGCGGGACAATCAGATCATTCCGACGATCCACGGCCCAATGACAGTCAGCCAAGCATCCCAATACTTCGGGATAAACCGAAGCACGATCATGCGCCGCATGCGTGATGGATGGGACCGGAACCGATTACTCGAACCCGCGCAATTCCATCCGCGCTGGCACAACCAACAGGAGACCACATGAGCGGCCACATTCAACGCGCGCAGCAGCAGTTCCTTTTGATGGGCGGGGCCTACCAGTTCGGCCTCGCCAAGTTGCAGGAGGACGGAGTTCTGTCCGCCGACTACGTTTACCACGAGTATCCGAAGGTCATCCGGCTGTCGCGCGGCACCAAGGAGTTCGAACGTGCCACGGAGACGTGCGACAAGCGGACGATCACCTGGAAGGAGACGAAGGAGGTCTTCGAGGACATCCTGGTAAACTCCGAGGACGAGGAGGAGCGCGTTCTGTCCGGCGGGAAGACATCGACCCAGATGGAGGAAGACCGCCAGGGCCTGATCCAGCGGTGCCGCACCATGGGCATCGCGGCCGATCCGTCCTGGTCCGCGGTTCGGTTGCGGCGGGAACTCGGCGACGCGCTTGATGCGCCGGCACCGGGCGACAACATGGCGAAGCTGGAGGCCGAACTCGCGAACCTCCGCAAGATGGCCGCGATGCAAGCGGAGATCGAGGCGTTGCGGGCGCAGCTTGGCGGACAGCGTGGCGCGGTCCTGGATGCTCCACGTGAAGCGGAGGAGATCGAGGAACTCCGCGCGCAACTGACCGCGCTCGGGGTGCCGTTCCATCACAGGCATGGCGCGGAACGTCTCCGTGACCTGCTGGAAGCCGCGACGGCACCGGAGGGCGTGCGATGAGCGATCACGTCATGACGCCGCTGGAAATCCTGGAACAAGGCCACAAGGAGGCCGAGGCCGCGCTGGCGGCGCTCAAGGAGCAATGGAAGGCAGACGACGCGGCATTGAAGGCCGAACGCGCCGCCATCCTCGAAGCCCACGCGCAGGGTGCGAGGGACCGCGACGCGGTGCGTAAGCAGATGGGCGGCGCGTCGCTGATCGAGGCGGAGAAGGCAGCCGAGGCAGCCAGGAAGGCGGCGGCGGATGCCGCGGCGGAACGCACACGGCTCGCATCATTGCCAACGCAACCTCCGCCTCGCGCCTCGTCGCTGCCCGTCCAACCGCTCGCCGCGCTCGGTCAGATGGACAAAGCGGACGACAAGCCGGCGACCAAGGCGACCTGATGCCACTGACGACGCCACAGGAACAGGTCGCGTTCGGCCTTCGCGCCATCGGTGTGTTGGGTGTGGGGCAGACGGCGTTGCCGGAGGACTACAGCGACGCCTTCGCCGCGCTAAACGGGATGATAGCCGGATGGAACGCCAAGCGGTGGCTTGTCTACCATCTGATTGATGTGTCCGTGAACACGACCGGCCAGCAATCTTACACGATTGGCCCAGGTGGAGATATTTATGCCGCTCGGCCCACTCGACTTGAGGGAGCCTACATCCGGCAATTCATCAACAACGCGCCGAACTTCGTGGATTACCCGCTGACGATCCTGCAATCGCGCGAGGACTACAGCAACATCGCGCTAAAGACGCTCGGCACATGGCCTGTGGCGATCTTCTACGATAGTGATTTCCCGGTTGGGTCGGTATTTCCTTGGCCGGTGCCACAAGCCGGTGCGTTTGAATTGCATTTGCTATTGAAAGCCACGTTGCGGCAGTTCGATAGTTACGTGCAGTCGATCAACCTGCCGGACGAATATACCGAGGCGATCTGGACCAATCTCGCGATC